ATTCAGTTTGAGGTAAAGCAAAATTGGGTTGACCTTTTACAGGTGGTACTTATTACTGTTATAACCGCATACTTTGGAGGTCGCTCTATAGAGAAGGTGTCTATCGCTAATCCACGACAGGATAGACGACGAGAAAGACGACGTGAGCGTAGAAAAAAAGAGTAGTATATTTGTACAAAATAAAATCTAATGAAACTTACTAAAGAAGAACTAACGGAGATACAGACCCTTAACACTGACTTCTCTAAGAAGAAGATGATGCTTGGCGATATTGAGATTCAAAAGGCAGCCATCATCTCTGAGGTTGGAGCTTTAAAAATGCAGTTCGCAAAGAACGAGCAGAAGCTTATAGAGAAGTACGGAAAGGATGCTGTGATTAACTTACAAACCGGAGAGGTAAAACAAAAAGAAGAATAATGGCAAAGATAAGCTCATACACTGTTGACACAACTGTAGAAGGTACGGACCTTTTAATTGGTACTGATGCTGCAACTAATAATGCTACTAAGAACTATACTGTTCAAAGTATTGCAACCTTTGCCGCATCTAATCTTCTTGTTAGCTCTAGCGTTCCCGCTGCATCTACAGATGCAGGTACACAAGGTCAGATAGCAGCAGATTCAACTCACCTGTATATATGTGTTCAAACACAATCGGGAGGTGTTGCTGATACTTGGAAGAGAATCGCTCTTACTACTTTTTAATAGTGGATATTCGTAAGATTTCTGTGGGTCCTGACTATATGTCGGGGGCAATGCATTATTTAGTGGGGCAGGATGTGCTTGGCGGCAAGTACACAATACACCTTATCAGATATCACGAGGACACTGAGTCGTTTAGGATATGGATTGAGAAAGGCGACGAGGTTGTCTTATGGAAGGAGTTTAATAGGGTGATGCCTGTATCCATCGAATACAATATAAATTTTTAATGAAATCTATTTATCAATTCATTGTAGAACCAAAAAACAATAGACGATACGACAACATAAAAAGCATAGCAGGGATTGATTTTATTACAAGCACATCGGAAGAAGATGTGGCTACATCAAACAGGCAGGCTATAGTTATCGAGACTCCGTTGGAATACTGTGGACCAATTGAAAAGGGTGATACCCTGTTGGTTCATCACAACGTGTTTAAGTTCTACAATGATATGAAGGGTAGGCGCAAGAGCGGTAAGAGTTTTTTGCGAGACAACATATTCTTTTTAGACCCCGACCAATTTTTTGCATACAAGAAGGGGGATAAGTGGTATGGGTATGACCGATACTGCTTTATAAAATCTATACCTCCAATAGATAGCTACATCTTTAAACCACTGAGCCGTGAGCCCCTAATGGGAGAAATGGTTATATTAAATAAGGGATTAAAAGAAAAAGGTGTAAAGGTTGGAGATAGAGTTTGTTATAAGCCACATCAGGACTATGAGTTTGTGGTTGACGAGCAGGTGCTGTATAGAATGTATGACCACTCAATAGTAGCAGTATTATGACGATTAAAATATTAAAAGAGATTGTGTCCGCTGACGGTAGTATTATTAAGACGTACATGCTAGACGAGCTTGGCGAGGTGCTTTCATTTAGCGATGCGTATGAGGCACTTAACCTTATAGCCTTACTTAATAAAAATGCGGACAGTAAGACAACGTATAGTCTTTCATCTACAACAAAAAAGGATGAGCACTAGAGATATTAAATTAAGGATTATACAGGCGGGACAGGATGCTGTCGAGCAGCTTATAAAGGTTGCAAAGGAGAAGATTATCAAGCCTGACCCCGAGGATGACCTTGCTGCTGATAGACTGAAGAATGCAGCCGCCACAAAGAAGCTTGCCATCTTTGATGCGTTTGAGATACTCAAAAGGATTGAGGAGGAACGCGAAGCATTGAACGAGTCAGGAGGTAATGCAAAGGTAGATACTAAACAAGGGTTTGCTGAAAGAAGGTCAAAATAGCACACTATATAGAGTACTAAAAGATTTCGTACCCAAGGCTGTTGTATCGAACAAGAATCGCAACCGCTCGTGGCTGTATGGTTACAACCCAAAGTATGATGTGGTTGTCATATCAAAGACAGGACAGATTGGAGATATCATAGAGATATCAGGACTAAAGATTGCTTTACCCAAAGCCCCTAAGGAGTGTCTTCAAAGACACAAAGAAAAGAAACAACAGTATTGGGAGAGACGAGAGTTACCCAAACAGTTAAGCAGGATACAGTCTATCTTTCAATGGAACGAGATGCCATCTGACTTCAAGGCTAGGTGGGTTGATTATATCGAACAAGAGTTTGATTACAGGGAGGACGGCTGTTGGTTTATGAATAAAGGAAAGCCAACATACATAACAGGTGCACACTATATGTATTTACAGTGGACCAATATTGACGTAGGCTACCCCGACTATAGAGAGGCAAACAGAATATTGTATTTGTTTTGGGAGGCGTGCAAGGCTGACAAGAGAAGCTTCGGGATGATATACCTTAAGATACGTCGTTCAGGATTTTCATTTATGAGTTCATCAGAATGCGTTAACACAGGTACGCTTGCTAAGGACTCTCGTGTGGGTATACTATCAAAGACAGGTTCTGATGCAAAGAAGATGTTTACCGATAAGGTTGTTCCTATCAACAGCAGACTGCCGTTCTTCTTCAAGCCTATTATGGATGGTATGGACAAGCCGAAGACTGAGCTTGCGTACAGAGTTCCTGCATCTAAGATTACCAAGAAGAACATGTACGACATGGATGAGGAGCAGATACAGGGTCTTGATACAACTATAGATTGGAAGAACACAGATGACAACAGCTATGATGGTGAGAAGCTTTTATTGTTGGTACACGATGAGAGTGGTAAGTGGTTGAAGCCAAATAATATCCTTAATAATTGGCGTGTAACTAAAACGTGTCTTCGATTAGGTAGTAAGATTATCGGTAAGTGTATGATGGGCTCTACATCCAATGCGCTTAACAAGGGAGGTGATAACTTCAAGAAGCTTTACTACGACTCTGATGTTACAGTTAGAAACTCAAACGGTCAAACAAAAAGTGGATTGTATTCTTTGTTTATTCCTATGGAATGGAATATGGAAGGCTTTATTGATAGGTACGGAATGCCTGTGCTTGACACACCACCCACTGAGGTGTTAGGCATAGATAACGAGATGATTTATCAGGGTGCTATAGAGTATTGGGAGAACGAGGTTGAGTCAATGAAAAGTGACCCTGATGCACTAAACGAGTACTACAGACAGTTTCCACGTACAGAGTCACACGCCTTTAGGGATGAGAGCAAGCAGTCGTTGTTTAACCTAACCAAGATATATCAGCAGATAGACTATAACGATGCTATGATATCCGACCAATACGTAACGGTTGGGTCGTTTAGATGGAAGGATGGTGTTAAGGACACCAAGGTTATATTCAGTCCCGATAAGCGCGGAAGGTTTAGAATCACATGGGTTCCTAATGCCAACCTGCAGAATAATATTATAACAAAGAATAATACAAAGTATCCGGGTAATGAGCACATAGGTGCGTTTGGTTGTGACTCCTATGATATCAGTGGTACCGTGGGAGGCAGAGGCTCTAACGGTGCTTTGCACGGATTGACTAAGTTTAATATGGAGGAGGCTCCGAGCAACGAGTTCTTCTTAGAGTATGTAGCTCGACCACAGACGGCAGAGATATTTTTTGAGGATGTTCTTATGGCGTGTGTATTTTATGGAATGCCTATTCTTATAGAGAATAACAAGCCAAGGCTACTGTATCATTTCAAGAACAGAGGCTACAGAGGTTACTGTATGAACAGACCCGACAAGGTGTTTACGAAGCTGTCTAAGACCGAAAGGGAACTAGGGGGGATACCGAATACATCAGAGGACGTGAAGCAGGCTCACGCGGCAGCTATCGAATCTTTTATAGAGAACCACGTTGGTATGAAGATGGATGATGGTGAGATGCACACAATGGCTTTTAATAGAACGCTAGAAGATTGGGCTAAGTTTGATATAAACAATAGAACAAAGTATGATGCATCTATTAGCTCAGGGTTAGCCATTATGGCGTGTCAAAAGCATCTGTATCAACCTCAAAAAAAGGAGTCAAGAATTATGATTAAATTTGCGAGGTATAGTAACAGTGGCAACACAAGTCAAATAATTAGATGAAGGATGTAAAGATAAATATTACATCTGCGGGGTTTCCAAGTCAGTTTGTATCTGATGCTGAAAAAGCCACAGATGAATTTGGTCTGCAGATTGGGCAGGCGATTCAGTACGAATGGTTTAGAAGAGACGGTAACAGTTGTAGATATTACGACCAATTCAGAGAATTTCACAGATTGAGACTGTATGCTCGGGGAGAGCAATCAATAAAAAAGTATAAGGATGAGTTAGCTATTGACGGAGACCTTAGCTATTTAAACTTAGATTGGACACCTGTTCCTGTTATACCTAAGTTCGTTGACATCGTGGTTAATGGAATGTCTGATAGACTGTTTAAGGTTAAAGCCTATGCTCAGGATGCAATGTCTCAGTCAAAGAGAACAAAGTATCAGGATATGATTGAGGGGCAGATGGTTGCCAAAGACTTCCTGATGAATCTTCAAAAAAAGTCAGGTGTTGACCCATTTACAACAGACCCTGAAGAACTTCCTAATACAGATGAGGAGCTTTCACTGTATATGCAGCTTAACTATAAACCTGCTATAGAGATAGCAGAGGAAGAAGCAATCAACACTATTCTTGAGGAGAATCACTATCTAGACTTAAGGAAGCGTTTTGACTATGACCTTGCTGTGTTAGGTATAGGTGTTGCAAAGCATGAGTTTTTGCCGGGCGCAGGAGTACAGGTGTCTTACGTTGACCCTGCCAATATTGTGTATAGCTACACAGAGGACCCACACTTTCAAGATTGTTTTTATTGGGGTGAGATTAAAACACTTCCGATTACTGAGTGTATGAAGATTGACCCTTCTCTGACTAGAGAGGACTTAGAGCAAATATCTAAGTACAGTCAGTCTTGGTACAACTACTACAACACAGCTCAGTTTTATGAGAACGATATCTTTTATAGAGATACCGTAACCCTAATGTACTTTAACTACAAGACCACTCAGAAGATAGTCTACAAGAAAAAGATTATGGAGACGGGTGGAACTAAGGTTATCGAAAAGGATGACCAATTTAACCCACCACCTGAAGTAATGGAGGAGGGGAGATTTGAAAAGATTGAAAAGACTATTGATGTTTGGTATGATGGCGTAATGGTTATGGGTACCAACATACTATTGAAGTGGGAGTTGGCTCACAATATGGTTCGTCCAAAGTCTTCTAGTCAGCACGCGCTACCTAACTATGTTGCGGTTGCACCAAGAATGTATAAAGGAGTGATTGAGTCTTTGGTAAGAAGAATGATTCCGTTTGCTGATTTAATTCAGATGACACATCTGAAGCTACAGCAGGTTATAGCTCGTGTAGTCCCTGATGGTGTGTACATAGATGCCGATGGACTTAACGAGGTTGACCTAGGTACAGGAGCGGCATACAATCCCGAGGATGCGCTAAGGTTGTACTTCCAAACAGGTTCGGTAATTGGTAGGTCATACACTCAGGATGGAGAGTTTAATAACGCTAGGGTCCCTATCACTCAACTAAACTCTAACAGTGGCGCAGGGAAAACACAGATGCTTCTTGCAAACTACAACCACTACCTTAATATGATTCGTACTGTTACGGGTCTCAATGAGGCAAGGGATGCTAGTGTGCCTGACCCGAACTCATTAGTGGGTCTTCAGAAGCTTGCTGCGCTAAACTCAAACGTGGCTACACGACACATTCTTGATGGTAGCTTGTTTATATTCCGAAGTCTTTCTGAGGCTCTTACATACAGGGTTGCAGATATTTTAGAATTTGCAGATTTTAAAGACGACTTTGCAAACAAAATAGGTAAGTATAACGTAAGTATTCTTAACGACATATCAGACCTATACATCTATGACTTTGGAATATTTATTGAAGTTTCTCCTGACGAAGAAGAAAAAGCGCAGCTCGAACAAAACATACAAATGGCATTATCTAAACAAGATATTAATCTTGAGGATGCTATTGACATTAGAGAGCTTAAGAATATTAAACTCGCTAATCAACTGCTCAAGCTAAAGCGTAAGCAGAAGCAAGAGCGCGAGGAAAAGATGGCTATGCAAAAACAAGCTATGACGGCACAGCAACAGATGCAGTCTCAGCAGATGGCGGCACAAATGGCTATGCAGAAACAGCAGCAGGAGATTCAGGGCAAGATGCAGCTTAAGCAAGCTGAGATTGCCTTTGAGATTGAGAAGATGAAGAACGAGGCTGAGTTAAAAAAGATACTTATGGCTGAAGAGTTTAACTACAATCTTCAGTTACACAATATGGCTGAGGAAAGATTACAGAGTAGAGAGACTCAACGAGAGGATGCTAAGTCTAAGAGAATTAGTCAGCAGAACACTCAGCAGTCTAAGCTTATCAACCAAAGAAAGAATAACCTACCTCCAATGAATTTTGAATCTAACGAGGATAGTTTAGATGGGTTTGACTTTGCCGAGTTCAATCCTCGATAGTCTAAAAAACTAGACAATATTTTATTATTAACTTTGCAAAAATCTAATTAAATGGAAATTAAAGTAAGAGCCGTAGGCGAGGTGGAGCAAAAGTCCACTCAAGAGATAGAAAAAGAATTGCTTGACAAGCACGAGCAAGAAGTAACTAGTGTTGAAGAAACACCAACCGTTGCTGAAGAAACTACTGTTGAGGTAGAGCCCGAAGCAGAACAACCAACTCAATCCTCAGAGTTAAAAGAGGAAGACGTTCTTTCCTATATTAAGAATAGGTATGAAAAAGATTTTACGTCGGTAGACCAAATGTTTGAGCAGCAAGGCTCTAACGAGGAGCTACCTGAAGATGT